AAACAAAGAAAAAGATGTAGTTGGACTAATCAGTAACAACACAACAGAGTAAAACAAATGAGTCTTTTAAACGATATTTTTTCGCTGCGCCAGATGAATGACCTGAGAGCAGATGGGTTGTGGCCAACTAGTCCTACACCCACTTATACCATAACACCGGCATCTTCAAGTGTCAATGAAGGTAGTTCTTTAACATTTAATGTTACTGGACAAAATATTACCAATGGAACATATTACTGGTCGGTTAATAATTCTACAACTGCGGCAGCTGATTTTTCTGGCTCAGTAACTTCTGGTTCATTTACAATAACCTCTAATGCCGGTTCATTTACAGTAACTGCGGTTGCCGATTCAACAACAGAAGGTGCTCAAACATTTACAGTGTCATTGAGAACCGGTAGTGTTAGTGGTGTTATAGTTGCAACAAGTAGTACAGTGACGATTAATGATACTAGTACGACTCCTATCAGCACTCAGAGAGCTATATTTGGATATGGCAGCAACCCTACAACTTCAATAACCAATCTAGTATCAAACACAGGTGTTGTTTCTAGTGATACTACAGGTGTTGGTACTGCTAGAGGTTTTCTAGCAGCCGCAGGTTATGGTACTGATAAGGCTATATTTGGATATGGATATAGTAATGCTAATGTATCAATGACCAACCTAGTGTCCAATACAGGTGTTGTTTCTAGTGATACTACTGGAGTTGGTACAGGTAGAAATGGACCAGCAGCCGCCGGCTACGGTACTGATAAAGCTATTTTTGGATATGGACAAAATGCCGCTGGCACAAACGTATCATTAACTAACCTAGTCAGTAGTACTGGAGTTGTTGCTACTGATACAACAGGTGTCGGTACAGCTAGATATGCATTAGCAGCCGCAGGTTATGGTACTGATAAGGCTATATTTGGATATGGCTATGATCCTTCCTCCGGCGGCTACGTATCATTGACTAACAAAGTATCAAACACCGGTGTAGTTGCTACTGATACAACAGGTGTCGGTACAGCTAGATATGCATTAGCAGCCGCAGGTTATGGCACAGATAAAGCTATATTTGGATATGGTACCGGCGCTACCAACTATTCACTAACCAATCTAGTTTCTAATACAGGTGTAGTTGCTACTGATACAACCGGAGTAGGTACTGCTAGGTATGCACTAGCGGCGGCCGGATATGGAGGTGATAAAGCTATATTTGGTTATGGATGGGCAGCTTCTATTACCAATATTACAAATCTAGTATCAAACACCGGTATAGTAGCAACGGATACTACAGGTGTTGGTACTGCTAGGACTTACCTAGCAGCCGCAGGTTATTCATTAAGTTAAAAGAGTAAAAAATGGCAGAAACAAATATTACAGGCCCACTTTGGGGTTACGAACAACGAAACAGAAGACTTGCTGGCTTGTGGCCGACTAGTTTTTATGTAGCACTTACCGGCACACAGAAAGCTATATTTGGATATGGATATGGTAATCCACCATTATCAATGACTAATCTAGTTAGTAATACAGGTGTTGTAGCTACTGATACTGCAGGAGTTGGTACTGCTAGATATGGACCAGCAGCCGCAGGTTATGGTAGTTCTGGCCAGGCCATTTTTGGATATGGAAGTACTGGTAGTAATACAGCGATAACTAATCTAGTATCAAACACAGGCGTTGTTGGTAATGATGTTACAGGTGTTGGTACTGCTAGATGGGGATTAGCAGCCGCAGGGTATGGCACAGATAAAGCTATATTTGGATATGGATATTCTAGTACTACTGTATCAATGACCAACAAAGTTTCAAACACTGGTGTTGTTGCTAGTGATACTGCTGGAGTAGGAACTGGTAGATATGAATTAGCAGCCGCAGGTTATGGTAGTACAGGACAAGCTATTTTTGGATATGGAGAAGGTCCTCCTGGTACATATCAATCAATAACCAATCTAGTATCAAACACTGGTGTAGTTGCTACTAATACCGCTGGTGTTGGTACTGCTAGACAAGGCCTTGCGGCTGCAGGTTATGGTGGTGATAAAGCCATATTTGGATATGGAGAAGGTCCTAATGGTACATTTAATTCAATAACCACCAAAGTATCAAACACAGGTGTAGTATCATCTGATACAGCAGGTGTTGGTACTCCTAGAACTCAATTAGCAGCCGCAGGTTATGGTGGTGATAAAGCTATATTTGGATATGGCATCAACCCATCAGGTGTTGGTGTTACAGCAATAACCAATCTAGTATCAAACACAGGTGTAGTATCATCTGATACAGCAGGTGTTGGTACTGCTAGATCCACATTAGCAGCCGCAGGATATTCGTTGACATAAAATTGTATAAACACAGGTGTAGTTGCCACAGATACCGCAGGCGTAGGAACTGCTAGGTACTCACCAGCAGGCGCAAGCTACGGTTCTTAAAAGAGTTGAATACATTCACTATAAAGGAAAAATAAAATGATAGACTTAGAAAACATGCCTGCTCCAACAGCAGAGCAAATTGCAGAAGCAAGAGAAAATGCATTTAATGCAACACATCCAGCATCATGGACATGGGATGAAGAACTAGTATCATATGTTGCACCCGTAGCTATTCCAACTGATGGTTATCCATACTTGTGGGATGAAGCTACAACTAATTGGGTACCATTTCCAGATTATCCTAGAGGTTAATTTTTAACACATAAATATACCTCATAAGTTAAGAATATAAAAAATGGCTGCACCTTCAACAAGAACAGAATTTAAAGACTATTGTCTGCGTAGACTAGGGTTTCCCGTTATTCAAATTAACGTGGATGATGACCAAGTTGACGACCGTATTGATGATGCTTTACAGTTTTTTCACGACTATCATTTTGATGGTGTTGAAAAGATTTACATGAAGCACAGAATTACACAAGATGATATTGACCGTAAATTCATTTACTGTCCTGATCCAGTTATTTTTGTAACTAAAATATTTCCGTTTGATGATTCCAATTCATCAATCAATATGTTTGACCTTCGTTATCAATTGCGTCTACATGATTTGTATGACTTCACATCGGTATCTTATGTGTCATATGAAATCACTATGCAACACATCACAACACTAAACATGTTGTTCTCTGGTTACCCACAACACCGATTCAATCGTCATCAAAACAAAATCTTTTTAGACATTGATTGGTCACGTGATGCGACTTTAGGTGAATATGTGGTTATTGAATGTTATCGTAAGTTAGCGCCAGATACAGTGATACTAACAGGCACAGTTACGGCAACAAACACATCAAACGTAATGACTGGAACAGGTACAACATTCGACCAACAAATTCTTGAAGGTGATATCATTACAGTTGGTGGCCAAGATGTACAAGTTAATCGCATCATTTCACCAACACAAGCATATCTAACCACAAACTTAACGACAAGTGTGACTGATGCGACAGCCACAAAGACTGGTGTGTCTGATGTTTGGGATGATAGATTTTTAAAACAGTATGCCACGGCGTTGATTAAATACCAGTGGGGTACTAACTTGTCAAAATTTGCTGGTGTACAGATGCCAGGTGGAGTCACGTTAGATGGTCCTCGAATTATGGCTGAAGCACAAGTAGAAATCGATAAGATTGAAACTGAGATGCAAGCTTATAACGTTCTACCTCCAGAAATTTTGACTGGTTAATGAATGCCTACAAATTTTTACTTTCAACCATTTCCAACAGGAATTACCCAAGAACAACTACTTGTTGAAGACTTGGTGATTGAGGCCATGCAACAGTATGGTATGGACGTGTTTTACCTACCACGTTCTAGTGCAGACCCTAATGGTCCTGACACATTGTATGGTGAAGATACACTCAAACAATATAGAGTTGCATTTCCAATTGAAGTATATTTGGAGAATGTTACTGGTATGGATGGTGAACAAGATTTCATCTCTAAATTTGGACTTGAGATTCGAGATGAATTAACATTACTAATTTCTCGCCGCAGATTTAAGTATGCCTCAGGTGCCACAAACTATAGTATACCTAGACTTGGTGACTTAGTTATTAACTCTGGACCAAAACGACCAATGGAAGGTGATTTAATTTACATTCCATTGATGCAAAACTTTTTTGAAGTAACTTTTGTTGAACACGAAAATGATCAAGCAATGTTTTATACATTAGGTCGTGGACGTGGTGGTAATGTTTATGTTTATGCACTGAAACTTAAACAATTTGTATTATCTGATGAGTTGATTCAAACTGGTCACACAGAGATAGATGAACAAGCATTTGATTCATACAAAAGAACACGTTTGGATGTACCTATCAATGGCACAGGCAAATTTACAGTTGGTGAATTTGTTTATCAAGGCAATTCTTTGGCAACTGCCAATGCGGTGGCCACGGTGCATACAACAGTTCCTGGTAGACACTTAGATGTGGTTAATGTCAAGGGTCAGTTTACAGTTGGTGTAACTATTGTTGGTGCAACAAGTGGTGCAACATGGGCATTAGAAACTGCAGCTGACGATATGCCAACTGACAGTGTATTTGAAGATGTTGCCGATAATAATATTATTCAGGATGAAGCTGGCGACATACTCGACTTCACTGAACACAACCCATTTGGTGAACCTTAATGTTAGGTAATGCACATTTCTATAACAGAACCATACGAAAAGTTGTCGTTGGTTTTGGCACACTATTTAACGACATTCAGTTGATTCGTTACACCAGAGATATGGCAACAGAGGTCGAAAGATTTAAAGTGCCTCTGTCTTATGGTGCCAAAGAAAAATACTTAACTCGTTTGGCTTCCGATCCAGACCTAACAAAATCTATTGCAATAACTGTACCTAGAATCTCATTTGATATGGTAGGTATGTCATATGATTCTAGTCGCAAAGGTGTTACAACCAACCGAAATTTCTCTCTTGGTACAAATAACAGTTCATTGAAGTCACAATACGGACCAATACCATATAACTTTGATTTTAACTTATCAGTATATGTTCGTAATACAGAAGATGGTGCTCAGATTATGGAACAAATACTTCCATTCTTTACACCAGATTTTACTGTAACAATGGATTTTATTCCTGGTATGGATCAAAAGTATGACATGCCAATCATATTAAATTCTGTTTCTACGACTACAGACTATGAAGGTGACATGATGAGTACCCGTTTGATTCTATGGGACTTGACATTCACTGCCAAAGCATTCATCTGGCCACCAGTTAAAACAAGTGAGATGATTACTACATCTACTGCAAACACATATTTGAATTTTGCCAACTCTGCAAATGGTGACATTATCACATCAAATACATTCACACAAAATTCAATTATATCTTCTGTGCAAACTAGGCCAAATCCAAACACTGCTGGTCCAGATGATGAATATGGATTTGCAGAAACATTTACATCATTTGGTTCTATATATGAACCTCAAGTTATTTTTACTACTTCAGATACTACTTTGGTATTTACTGACTCAACATTAATTAAAACGGATAAACTATAATGACACAACAAACAATTGATATAGGAACAGGACCAAATACTGGCACAGGTGATCCTCTGCGAACGGCTTTCACCAAACTCAATGAAAATTTTACAGAAGTTTATAACACAACTAACTCTAATTATACGAGTGCTGTTACTGGATTATCCGTAACAGCTTCTGGATCAAGTGCTTATCTAATCGATCAATATTCAGGAAACAATCCTACAG